TTCGTCGGTACAGAGAGGTTATCAATGGTATTTCTATTGGATTTTGGGGTAGATATCCAGGGTGAAAGTGATTTCATCTCCGCGCTTAAAGTCATTTTTGTTATCTTTAAAGTAGTCAACTCTTTCAAGCAGCTCCTTCAGCACGGAGTTCCGGGTAGGTGCGTCCCAGTCCCAGTAATTGGATAAGAGGTGTTCGCATTTCGGGATAAAATTAAATTTTTGTTCCAGGAGTTCCCGGTCATGTGCCAGATCTGCGGCAATGCGCTCTATGGCAGCGGCGCAGTCATCTATCTGCTTTGCCGTGGCGCCTGATCGCTCCAGGAAAACCTCTGTGGTGTATATACCTTGTTCCAGTAGTTCATACTGCCTATTCTTCTGGGTGTTAAGATTCTCCAGCTCGGCGCGCTTATCCAAAAGGACTTTTTCCTTTGTGGCTATGATGTCTACTCCGTTGGTATCATTAAGCGAGTCATTGATTTTATAACTCTGTACCAGATCTGCCAGGCCAGCAATGAGGGCTTTCTCTACCAGGCTCAGCCGGCTGCTCACGTTATTACATCCAGTGTAAGAGCAGAGGAGTGTGTCTTCCTGTTTCCGGCTGTTATACGGCCGCCTGACCATGTTATGACCACATTTCCCGCATTTTATTATACCGGACAAAGGATTCTTTACGGTGTTTGATGCGCCTATCGGTCTGGGTGGATTCATGCTCCGGTAATACTGGGCAAGATCATAGATCTCCTGCGATATGATCGCCTCATGGAGACCGTCTGTTAATATGTAATCATCGCAACGCGGACGGGATTTTACCACATTTCCATTCTCAATCTTATTCATGCCCTTCCTTCGGTTCCACCTTATCTTACCGGTATAGACCGGATTTTCCAGTATATTTGCTACCGTAGCCGAGGACCAGGATTTCCCGGATAGAGATGGGACACCCATATCAATCAGCTTACGGGTTATCTTGCACATGCCGATGCGCTCGCCATCTATCCCGTATGTATACCAGTTATAAATCAGTTTTACAATTTCTGCCTGCTCAGGGATAGGCTCAAGAGAGTAACCTTTTGTGTGTTCCAGTTTCACCCTGCGGTATCCGTACGGAGGCTTGTTACCGCAATATTTGCCCTCCTGTACAGACGATACCCGGCCTGCATTGAGGCGGCGCTTTATGGTCTTATACTCCCTTCTGGACATAAACAGCCCGAACTCAAAATATTCCTCGTCAAACTCATTGTTCGGGTCATATGTTTTTGTGGGGGTTATGATCTTGGTATCAGAATACTGGAATGCCCTGGCAACAACACCCTGATCTATGGAATCACCACGGGCCAGACGCTCCACCTCCACAACAAGAACACCGTCCCACATACCAGATTCCACTTCCTGCAGGAGGCGCTGCATCACGGGCCGGGCAGATATTGTTTCGCCGGATACTACTTCCCGGTAAATGGCTCCAATGTGGCAGCCGCGGCGTTTGGCAAGGTCAAGCAGGATTCTTTCATGCCGGGCCAGGGTTTCCTCCTCGCCGCGTGCTTCGGCCTCCCGATCTGCACGGGACTTTCTTAAATAGATACAGTCTCTTTCAAGTGTGTTCATTGTATCACCTCTCTGTAAAATATGTAAAAATAGGTACAAAAATAACAGCCAGCGAACTTTTGTTCCGCTTGCATGGCTGCTCCGAAGATGATACAATGTATTTGCGATATACATTTGTCTCTTCGGAGATATGGGCCGTCCTGGTGCTGGTAACACCGGGGCGGTTTTTATTTATCAAAAAACATAATAACCGTAAACTACTTCTATAAAACCGGCACTGTCAGTATCATTACCTACAGGCTTTAGAACTCCTCTTACAGCAAGCCTTGTGCCTTCTTCAAACTTTATTTCATCAGGGAAACAACAAAAAATATAATCACTATTTTCATCACCGTTTCTTATACAGCAAAATGACTTATAAGATGACATTACGTCACTTATATTTTCGTATCCTTCGCCAAGAAAAAGCCAGGGGTATGGCGGAATTATTTGGCTCCAGCTCACAGTTCCCATATACGTTTTTGGTGTTAACGTAAAATTATTATCAAGATTTGGTTTGAAATCCGGCGTTTCTAATTGTGGAGCTATAATTTTACAATTACTGAGGGTACAATTTTTATTATTAAGAAACATCCCCTTAACTTTTATATTTGAGTTATCATCAACAAAGAATAAACTTTTGTTATCGGATATGCAGTCAATCATGTTCCTCATCGGATCGTCTGCACTTATTAATAAAAAATTAATTGTTCCATCTTCAAGAACAGTTATGAAACTTATTTTACCACTTATGGTCAATTCACTTCCGGGTGTCAATCCTTCTTTTTTTGCATATTTTTCCTTTAGCTGGAAAATTTCATTGTCAATGTCTGCAGAAGTTGAATACTTTGTTTCTTCATTCACTTTTTTTACAATAGGGTTCCATTTCTCCGCAAACTCATCAATTGTGTATTCTGTTTTAGATTTTCCACATGAGCACAGAATACCAGCAAAAAGAAATAAGACACAAGTAAACAATACTTTCTTCTTCATATTACCATCCCCTCACATTTATAATTCATCTCCATACAGTCTATGATGTTCCATTTGCGATGTACATTTGTCTCTTCGGAGATATGGGCCGTCCTGGTGCTGGTAACACCGGGGCGGTTTTTATTATTTGACATTTTTGTATATTTTGCTATAATATACTTAACAGAACAGCCGGAAGGTGAGTGCACGTCACCCGTCCCGGCGAAGGTTTGAACTAAAAAATAGTCGTCGGCTTTGCTAGGGCAGGACGGCTATTTTTTATGCACATAAGTAAGAATTGCTACCAGCAAAATGCCAGCGGTCAAGATGACCATAAATTCCTCATAAGTAGTCATAAGCACCACCCCTTTCTGCAGAACTCAGAACGGGTGGGAGCACGTCCCCCGGCTGCCCGGATAAATATATTATTTTGTACAGCCCCTGCAGTTACAGGGGCCAAGTTATTACAGTTATTAATATCCAACAGCAGTAGCGCCGTATTCGGCCTGCTCTGCGGTAAAACCTTCATATTCCAGCTGCTCAATCAGCCCATCGCGAGAAAAGGAAGAGAAGTCTAAATAGCTCTTAGCTTTTTTGGCAGCCTGTTCATTCCAGTCTGCGCCGCAGTTATCAACTGCAAAGGTCGAGCTTTCATTTGAAAATCCCTCATATTCCAATTGTTCCACAAGCCCGCTGTAAGAGAAAGCAGTATAGTCCAAATAACTTTTGGCTTTATTTAATGCATTTTTTTGTTCTATTGACGCCTGTGCAACAGCCTGCTGTTTTGCTTCATTTTCAGCAGCAGTCTGCTCAGCCTGGGTCAGGGCGTCTTCAGCCGCGGCTAAAGCTTCATTTAAAGAAGTCTTAAGGGCTTCATCTGTAACTGCATTGACTTTATTTGTTGCTGCATCATAAGCTTCCCGTGTGGCACCTTTTGCCAGCGTGCCATTATCAAAGTCCCATACCTTTTTCACAGCGGCAGTTGCTTCATCTTGTGCCTTTTTGGCATTTGCAGCAGCCTCAGCCTCAGCTTTTTTTGCGTTTGCCTCGGCTTCTTCCATTTCTTCAAATGGTTTCATTTTTTCTTTGTAGGTATCAAATTCGGATTTTAACGAATCATAATCAGACTGGTATTTTTTAACCTCTTTTTTAGATTCCTCTAATTGTGATTCCAGTTTGCTGTTCTTTTCTTTGACAGAGTTATAATCAGCCTCACTGATTCCGCATGATGTGAACGTCAAGGATATTGACATTGCAAGTAATAGTGCTACCATCTTTTTCTTCATAAGTTTTCCCCCAATACATTATGATATTTATTAATACGCCGAAGCGGATTAATCTACATCTACTCATCAGGTAATATGCTAAGTGTGCGGTCGTTCGATAAATATAAGACACCATTAACAGTGTAAGGGCCAGAGTCAATATCCTCTTTTGCCACTGAGATAGTGTTGTCAATAATTTCTGTAATGGCTGCAAGTATATCGTCGCTAACTAGCTCTATGGGGACAATAATGCAGGATACATTTTGTGAATCATTTGATAATACTTTTATAGTTCCGGATGAATTATCCGGTAGTATAATCGTTATAAAGGTAACAGAGTCCAAGTACTTTGTTTCGCCAGTGGATATGCCTACACTTTCAAGATTAGTTGTTAGATTTTTTATAAAATCTTGATATGAAAAGTCAAATACTGAGCTCTCATCTTTGTCCTCTTCAGGTTTTTGTTTTTCATTCTCACTCCCTATTGAGTCAATATATTCGGCCTTTTCTTCGATGGATTTTCCAAGCTCATCAATGGAGGCTTGATTTTCTTTAATGGATTTATCTAATTCATCCATTCTTTTGTCAAAAGCCTCTTGTTCCTTGTCTTCGACAGTTGTATTAAAGCCACATCCTGACATGAGTGTTACGGATAAAATGCTGATCAAGACAGCAAATCTTATCTTCATAACCCCCCCTCCTTTTTATCTAATCTATGTCTCCAAAACTCAAATCCGCCATTGCATCCCGAAGTCCTTCCAGCACCTCATGCTGCTCTATGTACTCTATCCACTTATAAGGAATACCTGATTTTATTTCTTGTTTCAGGTTGTCATAAAGTGGCTACATAGCCTTGTTCCACATCTCACGAACGGCTTTCTGAACCTTGGCCTCTTTCCAACGGCTTTTAGTCGGTCATTTCAGATTTTTGGTCTTTTGAAATTCAGAAGCTTTTTCCAGAAAAACTGCATACCCGTCAAAGTTTTCCTCCAGGTAACTCAAAAATTCTTTATTTGTCATTTATTCGCCCTCCTTATAGCATTTAACCATTAATCAGGTAATGCGTACTCCCAATCTTTATACATGTTATCATACCGCTCTTATCTGATTGGATTTTTGATGAAGCCGGATATAAGTATGCCAGTAACTTGGCCTCATACTTATCTGGGTACCAAAAAGAACGATACCTTGTCCTCATCATTATATGATTGGCTGCAGCTATTGAAATGTCAAAATAACTGCTTATGGACGGGGCACTGTGGAAATTTTGGTACTTTATCAGCGCCTCAGGTGCTAAAAGGTTGGCGGCAAAAGCGTCCGCTTCCGATTCATTTTCTCTGCTTTCAGTTTCATGCCCCAATAAAAAGTGACCTAATTCATGCATTAATGAAAAGCGGATACGCTGTATACAAAGTTTATTATTATAAAACACAACCTTTAAAATTTTATCCGAAAACGCATCATCTGACATATCCCGACACAGGGCATATAACTCAGGGCGCAGGTATCTTGCCTGCTCGTATGTAAATACTTTAAACCCATAATGCTTCAGGACAGCGATGCAATCAAAGGGGAAGTCCTTAATCCCGCACTCTATACAGACTTCCCAGACTTTTTGATGTAGTTTTTCAGGACTCATTTTGTCCTCCAAAATTATTCAATTATTTCGGACAAAAGTTGTATCAGGCGTAATTTCTGTTCTTTTGACATTTGTTTCCCATTTCTGGCAATGAGGCGTTCAACATCATCATACGATGGACCACTTTTAGCCTCTTTTTCATTTGCAACCATTTGTTCTAGTTGATCGGTGGTAATCCCAAGAGCCTCGCATATTTTACAGACATTGACGTAGCTTGTCTTTTCAATCCCATTTTCTAAGATGGATTTTACAGTAGAATAAGCGATACCAGAACGTTTTACTATATCAGAAACTTTTAAACCTTGTTCTTCCATTAACTTTCTTAAAATTTTTGCGCGTTCCATATATTCTC